TTCATCAGTATTTACTTCTTCTACTGTTTTGTTTTCTTGTTCAGACATATTTACTCCTTTCTATGTTAACAATGTAAATGTCTATTTTCTTATATAGGTTATAAAAACCACATCTGTTTTATCTAAATTAAAATTTAATGTTATTTCTTGGCCGGCAATAGTATAGTCGTTGAGTGTTCCAGGTGCTAATATTGAACCATTTAAAAATAAAGATTCTGTATTTTCTTTAATTTGTGAAGTTGTCACAGTTAATCTATTCGGTGGATCTGGGACCGGTTCTTCCGATCTTTTCATAACTTCTCTAATTACCAAGTTTTCCTCTAAAATTTCGGTAAAGTTAGTTGTTGTAACAATATTTCCTGAAGCGCCACCATCTCCAGCGCTTTGTTGGGCAGCTGCCGGTACGTTTGAAAATAAAAATGGTGCATTAAAACCTGCAATGAATACTGGCTCAGGTAAGCCTGCTAAACCATAATAAGAACCAAACTCATGCTCTGGGATTTCATTTAAAGATATTCTTTCTCTGGGTATCTTTACCTCTACCGCGTTTTCTCTTACAGAATAATGCGGCTTATCTCTATTGTCTTCTTGCCCCACTAAATATCCTATTACCTTCAATGGTATCTTCACCTCAAACTTTCTTTCATCTGAGGAAAAATCTGCCAAATTATCATTATTTTGAAAATCTCCTTGTATGAATCCTTCAAACCTGTGTTCTCCTTCGGACAGTGCTACAAAATTTATTGTACCAGGTGTTGTAATAAAAGGCAACATTAATTCGTTCATTTGTTGTTGATATTCTGTTCTTATAGTTATATCATACATTACAGTGACATTTACAGGCATTGGTGCGATAACTGTTCGATATACAGTTTTTGGGTTAGGGCGAGGGTAATTACTTTGATTATGTAAGCGAAGTGCATCGGCATTTGCAAACTTACTAGTTTTATCTTGATATACAACTCTACCTACGGCCAGTGAGCCGCCATCTTTTTTGTCGATTTCCGGTACATTGCCTTGAAAAACACCTTTACTACCCATATCTTTTACTATAGAGTTTCGTTTTATTGAAATTATTGGAAACTTTAACATTCCTTGTCCATCTCTAAGTTCTTTATTTTTCTTTACTTGATATGCTCTTTCAGCAGAAGCCCAGACAATTGGAACTTTTCTCCACCCGTCATTAGAGTTGGTAAACAAATCCAATTTTTCCATATAATTTAATACAGACTTGTCAATAGTCTCTATCGTTGAAGGTTCAAAATGTATTTTTCTACTTAAATCCTGTTCAGACATTAAACAAACCCTCTCTAGCTCTCACGCATGATGCAGCTATCTCAAATCTTGATTCAACTTGCCCAAAGAGCCATTTTGGTTCTGTTAGACTAAGTATTTCGTAAAAATGCTCGCCATATTGCACAAAATCCCCCTCTCTGACGAAAAGATCTTGATCTTCAGAAAGTCTGCGCTTGTGAAATGCCACCGATATCTTTTCTATTCTGTCGACACCAAGAGGTGTAGTGGTTGTGTTTTGCGACTCATATTTTACCATTGCGTATACTCTCACAGGATTAAGAAAACTCTTCTCGACTGCCTCTCCGTAAATATTATGAAAATTTGTGTGTTCCAAACTTATTGGATAATACACAACCGTCTGGCCAACGACTCTTTCTATGACTTCGTCGTTTACTTGTTTTACAAAATCTTTTTCCTTTTGTCCGGTAAACAAAGGTGGCGGTGGAGATGCAGGTTGTTCCCATTTATTATCATCTGACATTTAAATTACCCCACAAAAATGTAGTTTGGCACTTTATCTAATACCTTTTCTACATTATCTGTCATATTTGCATCCTTTTCAGCTAACTTACTGTACGTCATTTCTGCGAGGGTAGTTTTTAACTCATCTCTAAGTTTTTCTTGTTCTGATTTTGCCTCTGTTATAAGTGCAGATCCGTTTAGTGTTACATTATCTCCTGGAATTGGAACATTTCCAAACTTTGATCTTACTTGACCTAGTATTTCTTTACACAAAGATAGTGCAAAGCGACGAATCCATTGTTTTCCAATTGCATTTATATTTTCGAAAGGTAAATTTCCTATTGGCAATGTATTCATGTTGTTTACACCGTCTACTCCTTCGTTTTTACTATCCCAAACATCTGTTGGAACTGAAAATTCAACCCACATTTTCCTTGGGCCGCCATTATATGGCCTAGGGTGGATCCTTATCTTATTATCTCGCAATTCATATGAAAAATGAGACATTCTAGTGTAAATTGCATCCTCAAATGCCATCGCCTGAGCCTTGTTGTGCCAAGCTGGTATCAACTGAAACGTCGAATCGTCCGAAAACTGTCCATAATTATGCAAATTACCTACAACGTTGAGACCACCATAGTAACCATAAAATCTCCACATAGCCTGGGGTGTCTTATAGAACACTTTTTTAATTAAAATGCGCTTACCGTTAACTGACCCGGAGTGCTCATTTGAAGTTTCTATAATACTTTGCAAATCATAATCTTGTGTCCCTGGTGTTACGTCAAAAGAAGCTGAATATTGCACAGATCCATTGAGTCCAACCTCTGCTCCAATACCATCCGCTATTCTTCTTGTCATACTATAGTCGAACTTAGGATATTTAAGGGCGATATGGGAGCCTGAGAGTGAAGAAGAAAGTGCGCTGGCTTCTATGTTACCTTTTGAGTCGAAAGAGCCTGTAGAGTTACCTAGCGCGTCTGATAGTATATTTGTGGCCTGGTGTACATTTATCAAATAAGAGTATTCTAAAACTGCTTCTTCATAAGCCGTGTAGACGTTTCCCTCTGTTAATTCAATATCAAGAATATCTCCACCAAGCTTTTTAAAAACGAAAGAAACTTGATCCACTGCTCCGGATATGAACTGAGATGAATACATTGGTGATGTTTCGTCTGAATAAATCTTATAGGGCAGGGAACTGTTTACATTTCCGGTTGCTCCTGTAACAGGTAGCACAACTGCAGATAGTTTGCTAGCTGGTGTCAAAGTTGGTATAGACATTTAAAGGTCCTCGCAAGTTATACTTTATCAATATAACTAGTTGTTTGAGTTGGCATTTAACCTAGGCTTCTTTTTTAGTTTTGGTTGTTCGCCGTTTGCGAGTTGTAGTTGGGGCCTTTTTGGTTGTGGTGGTTGTAGTTTTTTTGGTTGTGGCCCGTTTCTTTCGAGTTGGCTTTGGTGTTTCCTGAGTAGTTTGTTCTATTTTTGCAGAATCAATAATTTCTTGAGTCTTATCTAGAGTTTCCTCTACCATATCCACAACAACTTCTACTGTATCTTTTATGGTTTCCAAGTTTGCTTCCAGAAGTTTGGCAAACTTGGTTTCCCATTTCTTTCTTACTTTTCCAAATCTTCTAAGATCTAAAAGAGCTTTCTTTTTCTTACCCATTAGTTATCCTTTCTTAAGCTTTGGTGATCTCAATAGTGTGCTCAACTGCAGACTGCGTCAATTCCGTACCGGCAGAATCGAATGGAGTCACGCGGACTGTAAAACTGTGTTTAGAATTCTGAGCCTCACCGTTGAGTGGGTCACCATGCAAGAGATTGTTATCATCATTGCTATTATTGGTATAATTTTGGCCTTTATCAATTGTAACATCATTCGCATTTGTTCCGATCTTTACTCTATTTGCTACGTCATAAGATGTGCCAGTAGAAACTTCAATCTTTAAAGCGTTTGTGGAGGTAGCGCCGAGCGCTGCGGCATCTTGGCCAACACCCTTTATCTCCTTTCCGGCAATTGTCAATTCTCCTGAGAGGAATTTGATATTATCGTTTAATTCTGTAAAAGCCGCATCCAAGCCACCAACAGTAATGAGGTGTTCCCGAACAGATACATCAGCAGATTTGTAAAGATCCTCGTTGGTTTCATTAAGCTTTCTAACACGGACAGTGTGATTGCCCACGGACAAGTGACCTGCAACTGCGGCAACCTCGGTAGCTTCGTCAATCTTTATCTTATCTAGGCCAGTACCTGCATGTGTGACCGTTTGGCCGGCGTCTGGCTTAAACGCTTCGCCATCAAAAGACCACTGAATCTTGTCACCTTCCTTAAAACCTAGAAGTCTACCAGATAATTTGACTGTTTGATTGTTGCGATCAGTAACAACTAGAGTATCAATAAAAGCATCACCTCGGCCTCCAGACGTATCAATCTGATCGTCGTTGGTCTTGTCTGCTTTGTCCAAAAATTCAAAATACTTTTTTGCGAACTTTGTTGTTCTTGTTAAAATTCTTCTTTTCTTGCCCATTGTTTGGGATCCTCCTCTAAGGGTTATACAATATAAATAGTATAACAGTTGGCCAACAGAAAAAGAAAAGCCCAGTCCGAAGACTGGGCCTAACTTTAATCTATTTCTAGATTATCGGCTATTAGCTGCCTTCCTCACCGAGGAGACCGCGAACAACTACAAGACCGTACATATCAGGTCGTACCATCTTCTTGGCGTAACGGGTCATGACGCCCTTACGTGGTACGAAGTCTTCCGTACCGAAAATGGTAGGTGTTACCTGCAATGGTACATATGGCGCGTACACATAGCCACTCTCAAGGAATGAGCTACCCTTACGGCCAACGAGGATCACGTTACGCAAGAAGTAAGGGTCAACGTAAACGTCAAACTTCTTACTCAAGCTACCAGCGCGGATTGCGCCGATGGTGCCTCGGTCCTGATCAGCAGTAACGCTTGCGCGGAAACCACTTGTGAACTCAAGGATGTTAGCAACCTCTGGAGAACAAACAACAAAGTTTGCACCGCCACGAAGTGTCTTTCTGTGGATCTGAGCACTTACGTCATTGATTGTTTCAATGAGTGTCTCGTACCACTCGCTAACTGTACCTGTGAAGTCAGGAGCAGCTGAACGAGCACCAAGCTCTGAGCCGTCCTTGTCAACAAATAGACCTGGTGCACGGCTCCAGTAACGAGTACCGGCTGTAGCACCTGAAACAAGCTCACCAAGAAGCTCACGGTCGATTTCCAAAGCAATCTGCTC